TTGACAATATACGTACATACGTATATAATAAAGACAGAAGGGAGGTGATCAAATTGGACAAGCTGACGGAAAAAGCTTTCGAAAAACTGCAAAAGGCCGAGCACTTTACCCGAAACGCCTACGAGCTGTGGGAGCAGGGGCGACTCGATGATAAAGGACTCGGCCAGCGGCTGGAAGACATCAAGAAGCGATACTCCTTGACAGCCGACGAACAGAAAGCCTATGATGCTTGGAACCGCAAGCGTAAGGCGAAGTAAGACGTGAGAGAGGGGCTTAGGCTCCTCTCTTTCGCCGTTTGGTCTTGAGTATCAGCATACCATCAAACGCAGCGTCAAGCAACGTCTCATGATCCTCGAAGGACAAGAACAGTGCAGGGAATATAACCGATCCATCAATGAAATAATCTAAATATCTGGCTTTGTTCCGCTTCATGCCCTTCCCTCTCTTTCCATGCGCTGTTCGATGGCTTCGATAATGTATGCGGTAAGACTTTGGCCGGATGCATCCGCCGCCGCCTGGTAGATTTCTTTTCGGCCTTTTGGTATGAGCAGGCTATGCCTGTCATACTTTTTCGCTTGGTATTTGTTCTTTGCCCTTGTCGCTGGGGTTCCCATTTTTTTGTTCCCTCCTCGACACAAGGATAGCATAAAATTTATACGTACGCAAGTATAAAACTAAATAAAAAAAGCCCCCGGCCGGAGCCGAGGCGAGCATCACTTTTCCACCATATTTTTCAGCACCGCGCATAGCGTTCCCATGTCGATCTGCTCCAGCGGATCGTGATCGCTGGTCAGATACCCTTTGGCGCGGGCCCAATCGACGGATTCTTGTTTCCAGTCTGTTTGTTTCTGCGGCTCCGGGGTGGCCAGCAGGTCCGCCAGATAGTCCCTTACGATCGAAACGCCATAGTCCGGATTTGGGGCCCACCGACCGCCGAGATCCTCTACAGTCGGAGCAGACCCAAGTAATCTTTCAGGTAAGCCTCTGGGGTCTGTAACCCGATCATTTAGGGTTTTCGCTTTAATTTTGTCAATCTCAGAATAAAGTCTAAGGTGACGCAGGTGAGCTCGGACCCCATCCTCTATGGTTGTAAAAGAAAGACCGGGGTTTCCTCCCCCGGTCGCTCCCAAACCACAAAAATTAAATTGTTCCGGTCGTACATCTCCTGGTTTTCCATTCGGAGTTTCAAAAGTAAAATAACCGGTTTCTTTTAAACATTGGCAAAACCCTACCTCAGGACGTACTCCTTCATCTTTTCCTATTCTCCAATATGCCTCAATTATCTGTCGAACTTGCTGCGGGCTATATTTGACGTTCCTCAATATTTACCCTCCTTCTCCTTAGACCTCCAGAAGCAACTACATGCTCATACCAAGCTTGAAATCGTTCTTCATCTTTCTTTGTGTATGGTGTATGAGGTACGTGTCCATCCAAAAAAGCAAGAGCTAATTCTGCCTCCTTTCGTTTAACCACAAGATAAGGAAGTAATAGTCGCACTGCTTCTCTTACCTCTTGCCAACCAAATAAGTCCCATCGCCACATGGTGAGATAGGAATCTTTTCGGGGGTCACTTTTGTATTTCACTCCTCCACCTAAAATAGCCGCTACTTTATTTATGGCTTCTTCTGACGAATTCGTTGCGGATAGAACTGGCTGTTTCGCCTTTTCCCCCATTTTAAAAGTAATTGTCCCTTCTCCATCAATAAAACCAGCTACCCACGCTAAACTAGTCTCTGCTCTTAAAGATGGGTCCAATTTTGACAACTTTTTTTCATGTTGTTCTCGTTGAGATAAAACCCAAGCATCATGTCGATCACGGTTCCATCCGTTCTTTCGTAGAATGCGTAAAATTTGTGAATGGTGGCATCGGAGTTCCGAGGCGATATCAGGCGTACTCCTTCCATTCAATACATACTGCCCGTACAACCAGTTTTCATCCACGACCAGAGGTTTGCGCTTTTTAAGATTAAGGGATCTTAAACGGCGTCTTAGAGATTCGGCAGATAACTTAATACCGAATTCTTCCCTGATCATTTTTAAAAGGCTGTTAATGCTCGTGGTCTCTTGATACTTTAACCGAAGCCAATCATCCGTTAGGATACGAGTTTTACGACGTGGTTTTACATCTACTTCGTGAGCATGTAATATGTTAAGAATCTTCGTTTTACCACAACCGAAATGTTTTGCTATGTCTCTCGCTTTTTTATGCTCAACAACATACATCGTAACGATTTCATCTTCAGGCAAATGCAATTTTGTTGGCATGATTTTTTCACCCCATGCCCTAATTTTACACCAATTTGAGTCCGGTTTTCTTCTCGAAGAACGTCTGCGCTTGTTCAACGGTTGCCTGCGCTGTTCCGATGATGGGAGTACCCGCTGGCTGGGATTCAGCCGGCGGAATATACGTCACTCTGAAGTATTCGCAGACCGCACGCGCTGCCGCTTCTGCCTGCATCTTTTGGAACTCCGGGTCCGCCAACTTTTTGTTCTCTTCCGGATTGGAGGCGAAGCCCGCCTCAATCAGGACGGCGTGCATATTTGTCTGAACGAGTACTGCGTAATCCGCAATCCTCACTCCGCGGTTGGTTTGTCCCGTGGCGGCAGAAATGGCGTCTACAATCTTCCGCGCAATTTCTTGAGTCTCCGTACCGCGCGCTGCGTTGCAGATCCACACGGCCACCCCGTTCGCTTCCGGATTTGTAAAGCTATCGTTGTGCCAGGACACAAACAGATCCGCTTGCATTCGATTGGCGAAGTTCGCCCGATCTGACAACTCTTCGCCTAATGATCCAAAGCTGTACGGCTTGTTTTTGTCCCTGGTTAGTGCCGCTTGGATGCCGCAGCGAACCAAAGCTTCCTGGAAGAAAAGAGAGACCGGCCAGGTGTAATCGGTCTCCTTTCGTCCGCTGTTGACGTTTCCGGAATCGAATCCAACATGACCAGGATCAATGCAAACGATCATTTCGCCTCACCCTTTTCTTGCAATTGCGTTAATACTTTCGTCACAAAGCCGGGGAGTGGAACTCCCAACAATCCCAGATTTTCCGTGATTGACAAACCTTCTCTGGCCACATAAAAATAAACGGCCAACGTCCGGAAGATGGGGCCTTTATTGCCGACCATCTGATCCATCATCACGGCCACAGCCACGACTGCAAGGACGGCACCTTTCCGGATGCCGCCCCAAAACATGACCTCGCTATCAACTTGTTTGTTCTTCCAGGCAGACAGGAAGCCGGTTGCATAGTCCAAGATCATAAACACGATCAAAGCTTTCAACGCGGCATCCCACCCTCCCAGCCAGTTGGTTACAAGTAATCCTGCACCCGCAATGATTGAGTTGAATCCGAATTCCTTCAAATTCATCACTCTCACTCTCCTAAATTGTTTTTGATGCAAAACAAAAGAGCCTACTCCAGTAGAGCGGCTCTCAGTAACTCCAGAAGTTCATTTTTTTCGGCTTGCGTCATTTGTGCGACCGACTTTCCGTTGGTCTGCTCAATACGTTCTTTCGCCGTAGGCTGTCGCGAAAAGTTGACCGTCTGGCCCGTTCCTTTCGGATGGTTCTTTGGCTGAGTCCTGGTCTCTGCGTTCAGATGTCTCATAGTCACACCGCCTTAATCAGAATTTGATTCTGGCCATACTTCGTGGTGGACTTGGCAGCCACAACGATGTCACCAGCAACCGTAGCGGTGATCGGCATCTGCGCCTGACCGTTTACGCAGGCAACCGTCTGGATCAGCGTCCCGGCTGAGTCGTAAAACTCGATCGGCTCCGTGCTGACCGGATCGTCGACCGTGGCCGTGATTGTCGCGGTGTCAGTGCCGTTTGCGGTGATTTGCGGTTTGTCGACAGTTACCGAAATTCTCTTGTAAACGACGACGGACCCTACTACTCCATTGACGATGACCCCCTGTATGCTCCCGGCGGAGAGAATATCTTGCACAAGTGGATCGTTATCGTTGATCCGATAGATATACTCGCCGGGCTGCGGCTCATAGGGAACTCCGTCCGGGAAAAGGGAGTTCGTGCCGAAGTCGGTGATGCGCTTTCCAAGTGAGTCAATAACAATCACCATATGAGACCTCCTTAATATATAGCGAACCAACCGAACGCTATGGCATTCTGATTTATAGGCGATGCTCCTTCCATTGTAAAACCATCGGCCTGGAAGGTGATGTAATATGGTTCGCCTGATCCTTTCGTAGAGATGGTGGTGCTGTCAGTTGCGAGATCAAATATTTGGAGCAAACTCGATAAATCAATTGCTTGTTGAAAATACCCATACGATCCAGTTATCTCAGCCGTTGTACCAACATATAAATACCTAGGTCGAAATCCCGTTACAATCTTTCTATTACTTCCCCCATCCCCTGTATAAGTGCCAGTTGCTATCTTTGCAAGACCACTAGCATGAATCCCATCCAATGTGTCCGCATCCAACCCGCTTCCAGCGCCGTCGTTTCCGGCGTGCCAAACAGCGTTTCCTGATTTTAGAAAGGAACTTGCAATGACATTTAAAGTCCCGCCGCCAACGGCCCCCGTCCCTCCTGATGCGATAATTCTTGTATCATAGTCTACGGCAGTAGCCCCGGAGTGGAAATCTATATACGGAGTTGAGGATACTCCGTCTTGCCGCCCTACTTCGACCGAACCTGACTCGATAGTAGTATTTCCTTGGATCGTTACGGCACCGGAGACTGTTCCTCCGGTGCTTGGTAGCGCCCCCACTTGTGCGGCTGTTGTAGCGTGCGGATTGTCCGTCCTTGTTGTGTGCGCGTCAAGATCCGCTTTTGCTGCATCATATTGGGTTTCGAGGTTATTGAGTTTGTCTGCGTCTATCCCCGGAGGGCCTCCGCTGACCCAGGTTGTTTTTGTGTATGGCATCCTATCACACCCTTCCTATTGTATCTGTGCGAACGATGTTGATTGACTCAAGATTGGTCTTGTCTTTCGTCCAAAATACCCGTGAGACAAGAATTCCGCTGTCAGCCGTTGTCGTAGCGTTTGCGCCTGCGAAAATACCGATCTCGCGGATATTGACGTTCGCCTCTGTAGGCGCAATATATACAGTACTCTCAAGCACGCCGGTTCCTTGCACGGCCTGCTTCGTGAACGCCTTGCGAAACGCCTCTGCGCCAAGTTTTGTGTTTGTGTTCGCAAGCGGAAGCGTTGTTCCGTCATCAGTGCCTAGAGCCAGGTATTTAAGTGTGAGGTCTGTCACCGTACCATCCAGAGCATCCCGAATCAAGTTGAGCGCTCCGTCCGTGATCAGATTTTTGATCTTGTGGACTTCCGTTCCGTTTGGTCCGATGATATGGATTTCGTATTCGCCAAGCCAACCGGTTGCCGCGTCTATATTCATGTGACCACTCCTTTCAGCAAGGATGAAGCGTACTGCTAGGATAAAGCGTACTTGACGGCACTGGACACGCATATACTGCCTGCGTCTGGGCTTCCTTCCAGCCCCACTGCTCAAACTGCGTGACGAGTCGAACGAGGATCTCGTTCTCGCGAATCACGAAGGTCTGGCCAGATTTCACCAGCTTCCGGAAGAAGTTCACCCATCCGCCAACTGCTTCACCATCCACTGCCTCCACGCTATAACGAATTACGTTGCCTGACACATTGTCGATATTAACACGCTGAATCAGATATTGACCGGACAGACCGCGTGAAGGTAAGTCGATCGTCAAGAGTTGACCAGCTTTCAGCCCTGGCTTAAATGTCGTAAACGTCACCCGCTTGTCAATCTTCCCGTATCTGCGCAGACGACCTTTTGCGTACTCGAGGGCGGCGTTGGCATCGTCAATCGAATCCTGCTGTTCGACCTCTTCATATACACCAGAGCCGCCTTCTTTTGTCTTTCTGTCTTGTATACCAGCCGCGTCTTCGGAAACAACGATGATCGGGAAAAATCCTCTGTATGTGACCTCCAATACGTCGGTTGTGGACAACACCACTTCCGCATCGTCCTGCTTGATCTCGGTTTTGCCTTTGTTCCAGTACCACTGCTTTCCACTATCCAGTCCTCCGATCCCGACCGTCTGCGTTGCGCCGTTGACAGTGATTGTCGGTACCTCCGCAAGCGGATAGAACACATTGAATACCCGCTTGTCGCCATCCCCTTTTTGCCGTTCAATCTGCGGGTCTGTCACGTCCTGACCGGCTCGGATATACTGCCGGTTGCGGTATTGAGATCGGTCATGGGTGACTTTCAGGTCGCGCGTCGGTTGACTTGTCTCCGTGATCGACCAAGGCGCATCGTTTGTAGTGCGCTCCACGAAATTCAAGACCTTGTTCGGGTCGATGTAGAACATAAAGCCAGTTAGCTCTGCAACGTCCTGCAAAGATTCGCTGGCTTTATTGTAGTTAAATACGGCGGCAGAGACGTTCGGTCCGTCTTGGATCGTGCCTGCTGTAATTCCGTCATCCGCAAGGTACTTGGTGAGGATATCCCGAACGATATATCCCGCTGTCTGGTTGCGATACGTCTCCGCAACGATCTTGCGGTCGGCAATCTGGTGCCAGTCAACGCACGTTACGGAGTATACAAGGTCTGTCCGGGCGATAAAATCTGATTCCTCCACCTCGTCGATCGTGCCACCGAAAATTCGGACTCCTGCATCGTCCTCGACGATGACCTCCTGACCTTCTTCTGGCGCACCGAGACCTGAGAGGTTCATCATCTCGAAGGTACATACACTTCGCTCATTGATCTGGTCGGTGATCCGCAGGGTCCCGTCCGAAATATCAGCGCCTCGATTTACCCCCGCAATTTTGACGATCATGTCCGAACACCCGCCTTCGCTAGATACCGGATCAGCGCCGGGCCGACGCGATCTACAAGGTCACGCTCACCGTAAAATGTGTTGCCGGTGATGTTGATCGTGAGCCCATTACCGCCACTCGCTCTTGCCCCACGCGGAAGTACAACCTCGCCTTCCTCCAAAATCGCCGGAACTTCACGGGGGCCGAGTTTCGAAACCAGCCCACCGGAATGATACCTGGTTGGTTCGTTTTTGAGTATGGCGTCGACGTTCGCCTTTGCCTTGTCCATGATGATTCCTATATCCTCGTGTGATCCAGATTTTCGCGCCTTATCGAGTAATCGTTCGTACTCGGATTTGACCGCCCCCTGGACAGTCTGCCATCCCTGATCATTTGCAACGAGATCAAGATTTCCGCCAGCAGCGGCAGACTGGCCAAAGCGGTATCTGTCGATCTGCTCTTGCGACATGCCGAAGTTTGCCCCGCCCGGCTTGAATGAGTCTATTAGTTGTTTCGTGCGATTGACCTGTTCCTCGACGGCGCTGGCCATATCCTTTGCGGCGGATTCGACCTCTCCCGTTTTGTTTCGGATACCTTCGGCAAGCCCTTCCGCCGTGTACTCCCCGATCTCCATCATGACTTTGGATGGTGACGCGATCCCCAATACTTTTTTTGCCCAATCGACAGCTTTGTTGAAAAACTCGCTGATCTTTGTATAGAGCCACGTGGCCATATTCGTGATACCTTCCACAAAGCCCCGGATGAAGTTCTCGCCCATGCTGAGTGCATCTGACTTGATTTCTTCCCACTTCTGCATCATTTGAGTTTTCAGTTCAGTGAGTTTTGCAGCGATTTTGCCGGGCGCTTCAGCAAAGAATGTGACAACCGAATTCCACATGTTCGAGACGGTTGTCTTGACCGCCTCTACCGCATCCCAGAAGGTTTGTTTGATGCCCTCCCACATGCCCGATGCTATAGATGCAAGCTTATCCTTGGCGAGCTTGAACAAAGTTTTGATGTAGGTCAGCACAAATTCTGTCCGCGCTGCTACGGCCGATATAGCTGATTTCCAAACTCCTTTAATACCTTCCCACAAAGCGATTACCGTACCTTTTATCTTTAACCATGCCGCATTAAATACCTGTCCAATCTTGCCCCATTGACCCGTCACGAGATAATAGACCGATAGAAACGCGGCGGCAAATATTGTTTTGAGGATTTCCCAACCGGCTTGTAAAGCTCCTTTAATCGAAATCCACGCTGCGGAGAATATAGTTTTAACGTTTTCCCATCCCGCCATGACGATCGGCCCGATGACATTCCAGACGGACTGGAATATACCGGTGATCTTATCCCACGCGCTTTGGAAAAAGGAGACGATGCCATTCCACACATCGGTTGCTGTTTGCTTGATGCCTTCCCACAACCCAACAAAAAATCCGCTGATCTCCTGCCATACGCTGATTGCGGTTTGTTTTATGGAGTCCCAAGTGGCTGCGGCTGTTTCTTTGATTGACATCCAAGTTTCAGATAGGAAGTTTTTTATATCCCCCCAGTTTTTATAAATGAGTATACTAAGCGCAACAATGACCGCTACAGCCGTTGTAACTCCGGCGATAATACCAGCAATCGGTAGAATAACTGCCCACTCTGCAGCCGCCAACGCGCCAAGCCCGGCTACGAGAAACCCAACGGCTCCCGTAATCAACAGCAATGCCGTTGCGACAGCGCCGCTGATCGCAATAAACTTTTGTGTATCGGGTGAGAGTTTGTTGAACCACTCCACAACCCCTTTTATTGAATCTGCAAGATCGCGCAGAACCGGTGAAAGAGCATTTCCTATGCTGATTTGCGCTGTTTCTACCGCTCCACTCAATTCCTCTAACGATCCTTTCAGGTTATCTTTCATTTGTGCGGCTGCTCTTGCCGATGCGCCGTCCGCTGATTGCAGGGCCTTTGTCAATTGGTTCAGCTTATCTGGTCCTGCATCTACAATCGTCAGCATCCCACTGACTGCTTCTGTGCCAAAAATCGTAGACAGAGCTGCTGCTTTTTGAGCGCTTCCCATTCCTTGCAATTTCGCAGAAAGTTGCCCAATGATACCTTCGAAAGGAAGCATATTTCCTTGTGAATCTTTGATTTGCACACCAAGCGCAGATAATTGGTTTGCCGCTTCTTTCGGCGGATCGGCCAAACGAATCAAAGCCGCCCGCAATGTTGTACCCGCTTGTTCGCCACGGATACCAGCGTTTGCCATGATCTCAGTAGCAGCGGAAAGTTGTTCCAGTGATATTCCTAATTGCGAAGCGACAGGTGCGGCGTATTTGAAAGTATAAGCCATGTCGTTGACGCCCGCCGCCGAATCATTTGCAGCTTGTGCTAGTACGTCCGCGACACGCGAGGCATCGCCTGCTTCGAGCTTGAAGGAATTGAGCGCTGAGGCAACCGTATCCGCTACCAGAGCCATGTCCTCACCAGACGCTTCGGCCGCGGCGATGACACCCGGCATCGCAGCCATAACCTGATTGACGTTAAAGCCCATGGCCGCCATTTTTTCCATGCCGATAGCAACTTCGGAAGCGCTTTTAGAAGTCGACGCACCGAGCTCTAACGCTTTATCTCGAAGAGCCTGCAGTTCTGCTCCAGTGGCCCCGGCAATTGCGCCGACTCGTGACATCTGAGCATCGAAATCCATTGTTTTGCTGACGGCCAGACCAAGACCAACGGCAATCGCACCACCAGCTGCAGTAAACGCGGTCCCAATCTGCCGACCTGCTTCCTGGACCTGCTGACCGAGTTTCCCAAAAGTACGGCGAAACTCTTTCATGTTTTTCTCGAAGTCCGAAAGGTCAGCTCCAATCCTGACGGCCATACTTGCGATTGTCTCTGCCATTTCACCGTCACCACCAAAAGAGGAAATAAAAAATCCCCGTCGAAATTCGTAGGGGACTGTAAAGTATTTCAATTTAATTCGTATATTTAGACCGAAAGGGGAAATTTCGATGTTTAAAGAAGGAAAGTATAAAATGCAACGACAACCAAAAAGGCATCCTTTAACAACCGTTGGCGCTATCTTTATCGGCGGTGGGATTCTTCTCTCAATCACATTGATTGGAGCAATTATCGGCATCCCTATGATTGTTATTGGGCTGATTGTTTTATTGGTTAAGTCTTTCATTAAAGTGCAACAAATCGAATGCCCATCTTGCAAAACACCAAATAAAATTGAGTTATCCGTCCAATACTTCAATTGCGAACAGTGTTCTAAAACCCTGCGAAAAGAACAAGGGGAATGGGTGGCTGTTGGTTAAAGTTCAAACTTTTTCTGCAGCTCCTTCCATTCCCTATCTCGTTCTTCTTTGCTGAGCTTTTTAGGCTCGGCATTTTTGTTTAGTAGTTGCTTGATACTCGGTAATTTTCTGCGCCGGTCAAGTGCAGCAGACAACCATGCATGGTAGATTAACAACTCAGTTTCCTGATCGCGTCTCCAAACATAACCAGCTACCAGTTCCTCAAATTCGGCTATGGTCAAATTCCAAAACTCGTCATGTCGCAACGCGAGGGGGCCGAAGGCCAGTTTTTTTAGCTCTGACCATTCGGCCCCTTGGAGTTTTTTGTTGACGCTGTGAACGCCTCAGTGATCTTTTTGCTGACATATTCCATATTTTCGAAGTCCACCATATTTCCAACCTCTTGTTCGGTTAAATCAGGGGCTTCGTGCAATAGTCCAGCCCACAGAAAAGCACGAATCTGTTTCATACCCATGGCCACAGTCGCCAACTCAGAAACGGCAACGCCAAAGCGATCTTCCAATTCCGCAAGGGCGTTTAGGGTGTAACGGAGTGTACGCTTTTTGTCTAGTTCAATCTCCACGAATCCGCGTTGTTTATTTGCCATATTACGGGACCTCCACAACTGCGACAGTCACAGAAGTAACTGCGCTATAGGTGATCTGCACCTGGCCATTTGCGTCATCAAAGCGGTTTTTCGGGAAAGGCCCAATGATGCGCTCACCAGCAGCAGGCACCGTTACCACTGCGTCATGGTCAAAACCGTAATTGCAAGGAGTCTGGCTGTTTACGGTGATTGTTTTGTCTGTTGTGTCCCCATTTTTCACGTGCAGATACGCGCGTCCAGAGTTGACAAACGAATCGCCGCCGGCTGATGCCGCGGTGAATGTTGTAGCCAATCCAGTCAGCCCCGTCCGTTGAACGTTTAAAAGAGCCATGTATCAATCACCCCCTTATGCCTTCGTCAACGCGCCAGTTCCGGTGAGAGACCCGCTGGCCGTTGCTTCCGAGTCGTAACTAGCTTCGTAGGAGAAATCCGTCAAGGTTGCCTTTCCTGTATAAGTTGCACCGCTTGGGGTTGCCAATCGGACCTGTACCTGTGTCTGGTTCATGAACGCATTTTCGAGGGCAGTCAAACCCGCATCTCCCTGTATGAGCAAAGCATCAAAATCAAGAGACCAGTTACGAAGTGAAGGCAGCCCCTCATGCCACCCCTGGCTATCTTTTGAGGTTGTATCAATCTCGTCAGTACTCATATTGAGTGTTGCTCCACGCTGACCGCCTACCACTGTCCAAACAGGAGCCGCCTCGGTTCCTGTGTTCACCTGCACAATAAAACTTACGCCTGATACTGCTGGCATATTTTACACCTCCAGTTCAATGTCTTGAATCTTAAATCTGAAACGCAAAACGCCGTGTCTCGTGATACCGTCTGGATCACGGAAGGTTTCGTTGAAATCGAGCGAGTGAACGATAGCTTTGAATTTGTCTGCTGTCAGGTCCAGCGGACTGATTGTCAACGCTTGAATCACCTGATCGATCAAGTCCTTTATTTCTGTCATGCCTTGGTATTGGCTCCAGATATGGAGCGTGTGCGTGACTTCCTGACCGCTTGTCAGCTTTGTTGACCAATCAACAGCCGTGTCCTCACCGATTGTCACATATGGAAAAACCGCTCCGTCCGGAACGGCATCATATACAGACACAGTCAGTTTGCTTTTGAGTCGTGCATAGATCGCTTTTTGCAAAGACAAAAGCGGGGAACGCTTCTTCAATTTTTCACCGCCCCTCGTATCGCTTGTTTCATTTCAGATATATATTTTGGTCGTTCTTCTTCCGCTGCCGGAGTAATAAACGGGTGCGCCGGAACATGCCCGATCGACCGCCCGTCTTTTGTAACGAGTCGGTGCCCGAATTCGACTAAATGGGCGTGAGAGCCACCGGGGCGTGTCGGCCCAACGTTTGCTCCTAGTTGGTCGCTGTCGTACTTAGCGCGGATACTCTTTTTGAGATTCCCGGACTTCACCGGGACCCGCCCTTGCATATTTTTTCGCAGTCGATTTGCCGACCTTCGGACTTGTTTCCTCACCGCGATCCGTGTTTCCACGTCAAACTTGCTGACACGGGCCAGCGCTTCTTCCACGCCGACAATATCCACTTTCAGACGCATGCTCATGTCAGACTACCTCCGAACACATCAAGATTAGTTCTCTGTGGCGTTCTTCCGGGTCAATGACAGCCTCAATGGTCAGTGTCCGGGTACCATATAGCAACCGCATAGACGGTTCCACTCCAGTTCGGTAGCGGATCGTGACGCGGTGCGAGAGATTCGCCTGCACTTGCTGGGCTTCGTAGCGTTCGTTACCTTTCAGTGGGTACACGTCGGCCCAGACGGTTGCAACGCCTGTCCAAGTCTCTGTATATCCGCCTGCACCGTCGTCAGTCCGGGTTAACTGTTGCAAAGTGACTCTGTTTCGCAAGTTTCCAGGCTTCATACTGGCACAATCCTTTCCGGCCATAGCAGCGAGTGGACCACATCCGGCACATCCTCCCGGTCCGGGTTTTCAAACCGGTTGGCCACAAAGATCATCATGGCTTGCTTGACGTTTTCCGGTACCGCACTTGCAGCCCCATACCCAGCAACGAATTGGATTTTTACCCCGTTGACTGGCTGTAGCGTGACAGATGGCCAGCTTTTGCCATACGCAAACGCGATTCTGCCCGGTTCTGAGACCGGATCAACCAGGTAATTTGACGGGTCAAATACCGTTTCCGCGCCGTTCTGATCAGTGTATTTGATACTTACGACTGATTGTAGCGGCGGCTTTGGAAGTTTCAAAGGTAGGTCAGGAAACTCATCCATCGTCAATTCCCATGTCTGTGTCACGAAAGCACGGTTTTGGAAGTTTTCGCAGTATTCACGGGCTGCTTTGATCAACCCGGTCAGCAGCGTGTCGAAGTCGGTTCCGTCGATCCGAAGATAGGCCTTTACTTCAGCGAGAGACACCGGCTCCTCAGATGGAGCCATCACTAGCTTCAAGCCCATCGGTCATCACTTCCTGCTGCCGCGCTTCGGCTTTTCTTCTTCCTCTGGTTGTTCATCAGCAGGCTTTTCTTCTTCCTGATGATTCGGCTCTTCGACCGCTTCCGCATACCCGCCTTCCACCAGCTCTTTTGCTTCTTTATCATCTACTTCGACAATCTGCCCAACCGGAATCACACCGTTCGGCCCAGCGGAAAGGGTCAACATCTTCACTCTTTTCATCGTTTCACCGCCTTAGAAAAAAGTTAGAGAGCCGGATTTCCCGGCCCTCGTTTATTTCGGCGCTCTGCGGGGAAGGCCGCGAATGACCGTTGCCGAATATACCCCGCCTGTGGTCGCCCCCGCAACGGTAGAAACCGCCCGGATATAGCGTTTGGTTCCAACGTAGCCAATCGTCTGCACGGTATTGCTGGCCAGATTGACCAGCGTACCAATCAAGTCAGCAGCGGCAACATCCGTAAACGTCGTATTGTCGTTGCTTTCCTGCACTTTCGGCGTATGCGTGCCGTCTGTGATCACACCTACGTCAAACACCACAACCGCGCCTTCGTATCCTGCTAAATCTACCCCGGTACCGTTTGCAGTTGCGGTCCGTGCGGCGGGGGCAAGCGACTGCGCCACTGTCAGATTGTGTTTCAAGTCTTTCATTTCCTCTTCACCTCACCATTTTTTATTAAGCCAATTTGATGCGAACGAACGCCTCTTCAAGTACCGGCATTCCGTCCGTTTCGCCGCGTCCAAGGAACCCGACCTGATTCGTCGTCGCGTACAGTTCGACAAGCCGTTGGATGCCGAAATCCAGAGAATCGGCAATCCAGTAGAAAGAGAAGTCCGCCAACATACCGACGTAGTTCCCGGTTGCGAATGTGTTCGGCACGTAATAGCTCATGTAAACCGGGAAGCCAAGCAGCACATCGGGTTCACCGACTTGTACACTCGGCTGCCAGATATACTGGCCGTTTGCATCTTTCTCTTTGTCAATTTGCTGTACTGCATCCGGATGGAACAGCCAGCGTGCGTTGCGGTGATACTGCTGTTTTAGTTTGTATTTTGCCGACTTCAACCCGTCAAATTTGATTGCCGTTGTCGTGTTGCCGTCGCTGACATCTCTTGCCGTACTGATGCCGTCATTCGACGCTGTAAATACACCAAGCGGCTGATTCGCTCCGTTTCCGGTCAAAAACGCTTTTTCGTGCGTCAATCCAAAGACGTAAGCCATACGGTCACGAACGATTTGCTCCGGGTCTTGCGCGGACACGCGAAGCAGCTTGTTCGATACCTTGATCAACTTCGACAACGGATGCGGCGTAAGCGCACGTTTGCCGAATGTCATGGCTGTGTCTTCGTTAGCAGGAGTAATCTCACTTGTCCAGTCAAAATCATTCGGCCCACTTTCCAACGTCGGCACGCCCAGGCTAGTAGAGCTTGTCACAGTGAATTTCCGTGACCACTGACGGATATACACCAGATTGTCCACGGCTTTTAAAAGCTCGTTGACAAACTGTTCCGGCGCGATGGTGTAGCCGCCCAATGTGTCGTCCGTGGCCTGCAGGTTTTTGATTTCCATCGGATTCAAAGCATTAATACCGCCTACCAAATAACGGTTAAAGGCAGCGCGGTATTCTTCGCTTGCCCTTGGATTGGTAGGTTGAGGTTGCCCGGCAGCCGGTTGTCCTTTACCGCC